GATGTCTACTACGGCGCAAAAAAGCTCTGGCCTACTTAATCGTCTTCCCCCTCCGCTCCGCTCCTGACCTAGTTCCGCGCCCCCCGCGCATTTGACATCTCGCCGCCTCGTAGCGGCATGAAGTTATTCATCGACATCACATCTCGGCGGTTCGTTAAGTCGGCGGCATCCTCCGCCGCCCTCGCCTCGCTCACTCTTAAACGCCGCGACCTTCTCCCCATCGAGATCCAGTTTGTGCTTCGCGGGGCCGCCGTCGCCACGCCCTCCGGCACCACATTTTCCACCGCGCTAAAAGCCAGCTACGCCGACGCCAATTTTCTCGCCCTCGCCGCCAGCGGCGTGCTCGACCTCAACACCGTCCCGCTCGAGGCCGCATTCGCAGCCGCGCCCGCCGTAGTCAGCGCCCTTCTCGAGGTCCGATGGACCGCTACCGGCGAAGCCACCCGCACCGCCACGCTCCCAGTGGAGATCCAAAACTCCGTTATCCTCGGCTCCGAGGCCACGCCAATCGCCATGCCCGACGGCAAAGCGACCCAAGCGCAAGCCGAAGCAGGCACCGACAACTCCTCCTGGATGACCCCGCTCCGCACCGCGCAGGCCATCGCGCTTCTCGCCCCGCCTCCCACATGGGCCAGCGTCACCGGCAAGCCCGCCACATTTGCCCCATCCGCCCACACGCACACCTCTGCCGACATCACCGACTTCGCCAGCGCCGTCGTTGCCGTCTCCCCGCCCGTCGATTGGTCCTCCCTTACCGGCAAGCCAACAACATTCGCCCCTTCCGCGCACACGCACCTCAAAAGCGAGATCACCGGCCTAAATGCCGACCTCGCCGCCCTCACTGCATCAGATACAGCCCTTGGCCAGAGAATCGACTACCTCGCCGCGAATCTGGACCCCGCCGCGCTGGACTCTATCGCCGAAGCCGCCGCCAGCATCGGCACCATCCAGACCGCCCTCGACGGTAAAGCCACCGCCGCGCAAGGCGCGCTCGCCGACACCGCCCTCCAGCCCGAGCCAGTAAATTATCTCGGCGAGTATAACAACGGCCTAGACTACACTTTTGGAGACGTCGTCACCTACACCGACGGGCTGCTCTACAAAAGAGTTTCAAACCCGAACAATCCCGGCTACCCACCCGGCCATTCTAGCTGGGCGCTATTTTCTGCGTCCACCGGCTCGCCCGCCTACGATCTCTGGGTATCCGCCGAGCTGGCCAACAAAGCCGCCACCGCCCACACGCACCCCGCCACCGAGATCACCGGCCTTTCGTCCTACATCATCGCCTCGGCCCCCGGCCTCTCGATCAATACAACCGTCCGCCACGGAGACGGCACATCCCTCACATTCCCCATCGATGGCCTCGCAGGCAACGACCCCGAGCATGTCCTCGTAGCCCTCAACGGCGTCGCCCAGACCCCCGTCACCGACTACACGGTCAGCGAAGCATCGGGCACCATCACCTTCGACGCCGCGCCCGCCGCAGGCACACAGATCTCCGCCACCGCCCTCGGCCTCCGCAGCGTCCAGCCGCCCATCGATCCGACCCTTTACCTCTTCGCATTCGCCACCAGCACGGACGGCCTAACGACCTACAGCGGGCGCTTGCTCAACGCCGACCGCCCAGCCTTGCCAGCCCTGCCAGAGACCGCCACATCGTGGACCGTCCGCCGCTCCACGACCGACGCCGCCGGGCGCGTCCTCGCAGTCGCCACCGCCACCGGATCGTGGCTCAACCGGGAGACTCTCGCTTACTAATGACAAAGATCACCGAGAGCAACCTCAGCCAACAACTCGACCTCTCGAGCTTCGACCTCACGCTGCCAGGCATCGTCGTTGAGTATCCCACCCGCTCCAATTTCCCGAGCGTCGGAAAATCCGACCGCCTGTATCAGGCCCTCGACGAGGGCATGCCATACCGCTGGTCGCCCACCGCATCCGCCTACGCCCTCATGATCCCGATCATCGATGCTGGCAATTTTTGACACTCACCCCACCACGAACAGCCAAAACCAAAACCACCAACACCACCCTAATTAGCCATGCCTAACCCTATCATCAAAATCAAACGCGGCTCCGGCAGTCCGGTCTCGCTTCAAGTCGGGGAAGTAGCCTTCGATTCTACGAACAAGAGTTTTTTCATCGGAACCGCTGAAGGCGTTTTGCCAATAGCGGGCGAGCACATCTTCTCCAAGAAGACCTTCGTCAATGACGCTGTAGAAGCAGAAGCAGCGCTTCGCAGCTCAGGCGACTCGACACTCACCTCCTCGCTGAATTCGGAAATTTCACGGGCACAAAGTGCCGAAGGCGTCATCGCCGCGAACCTCGCAACTGAGATCAGCGACCGTGCCGCAGCGATCAGCTCAGAAGCCTCCGCTCGCTCCAGCGCTGACACGACCCTCGACGGCAAGATCACGACTGAAAAAGGCCGCATCGACGCGATCCTCAGCGCAGCAGGCGCAAACAGCGACACATTCGCCGAGATCGTCACCCTCATCAACTCGGTTGATGCCACGAACGACACCGCGTTCGCTGGTTACGTCACCAGCAACAACGCAGCTCTCGCTTCGGAAGTCACGAACCGCACCAGCGCCGACACAGCCCTCGGTGGCCGCATCGACACAGCCGAGTCCGCCGCGACAGCCCTCGCCACCCGCGTCACCGCAGCTGAGGCCGACATCAACACCGAAGAGTCCGCACGCGCAGCCGCCGACACGACTCTTCAGACGAATATCACGGCCGAGGCCAGCTCGAGAGCCAGCGGAGACTCGACACTTCAGTCAAATATCACGGCCGAGGCCAGCACGAGAGCGAGTGCTGACACCAGCCTACAGACCAACATCACAAGTGAGGCAACAGCCCGCGCCAGTGCAGACGAGGCGCTCGACGCACGACTGGACAGCCTCGAGGCCAGCATAGATGGCGGAAATTACTAGTCCCTAAACCAACCAACCCCGGCGGGGCGCTCCATAGCGCCTCGCCACGCGGGGGTCTCCGCGAAATAAACAAGCCATATGGCCACACAAATCATACCAAAAAAATCCTCCGTCCTCGGCAAGATCCCTGTCGCTGGCGATCTCGCAGTCGGAGAACTAGTGCAAAATCTCGCCGACCATTGCCTGTACTCAAAAGACGCAAGCGGCAATGTCTTCCGCATCGGCACTCGTCCGGTGCCCGATAAAGTCGAAGTCTTCGACATCATCGGATCCAATCTCTACTACGGCAAGCTCGCCTACGCCGACTTCCCAAACAGCGGCTCCATCTACGACAGCGCCCTCTGGGACGTCTCCCGCACCACCACCGACGCCAACGGCAACGTCACCGCCGAAGCCAGCGCCACCGGCGCTTGGTCAAACAAAGCCAATCTCACCTACGCATGATCGCAACACCCATCCTCTCCGGTGCCTCTGGCACAAAGACCCTCGCCGTATTCACGCCGCGCCACAGCTCGCCGCCCGCCACTCTTTTTGCAACTCTCGACACGCGCAACTCGGTTGCCGTCCTCGATTTTGACGATGCCACAATCGAGAGCGCGATCTTCCCGTCAATCATCCCCGAAGCGGCAGTCCTCGCCAGCGGCTTGAGCGTGCGAATCACATGGATGGCGACCACCGCTACCACCGGCAATGTGCGCTGGCGCGTAGCATTGGAGCGCGGCAACACCGACCTCGATGCCGACAGCTTCGACACCGCAGCCGAAGGAAATGGAACGGCAAACGGCACAAGCGGCATTCCCAGCACCACCAGCATCTCACTCTCCACCCTCGACAGCGTGGCAGTCGGCGAGCCTTACCGGCTGCGAATTTCTCGCGTCGGCAGCGATGCCACAAACGACACCATGACAGGAGACGCAGAGTTAATCGCGGTCGAAGTAAGGAGCGCGGCGTAACATGGCTTACAATTTCAACGGAACAACGCAATATTTAAGCGCAGGCGCAACCGTGACAGAGTTGCCATTTACGCTTGCGTGTTGGGTTTTTCCAACGATACAACCGCTTGGGACATTAGGAATTGCCCTTGGCAACAATTCTCCTAGCGCAAATCGCGTCATGCTAGGTCTGCAAGACATAAGCGCCACACAATATAAGTCTTATGTTCAAACTCAGGCGAATTCATCAACTTCCACGGCTACCGTGACTGGAATTAATCAGTGGAGTCACATCGCGGGGGTTTTTGGAACCAGCACCGCTGAACCATTTTTAAATGGGACAGGAGGAACGACACATTCGACATCGGTATTCCCAGTTGTTTCGGAGACTTTGGTTGGCGTTCGCCGCAATAATAATTTAGCTTTTTATTTTCAAGGAAGAATTGCCGAAGTCGGCATTTGGAACGCCGCCCTTACCGCCGCCGAAATCGACTCCCTCGCAAAGGGCATGACCTGCGACAAAGTGCGCCCGCAGTCGCTTGTCTTCTACGCGCCCCTCGTCCGCGAACTAATCGACCAAAAAGGCGGTCTCACCATCACCAACAACAACGGCGCAACAGTTGCCAACCATCCAAGAATCTACCCATGAGCCTCTACAAAAATACAATCACACTCGAACTGCGCGAACTCTCTGAGAGCTACATCGCCGCACTCATCGCAGCCGGAAATCCAAAATCCGAGCAATGGCAACCAGCGCCGCCAAAGCCCAGCGAAGACGCCGCGTGGCAAGACGGCCAATGGGTCACGCCAACCGCTCCCACCTACACCGCAGAGCAGTGGACCGACTCCCAAGGCTACGGCGGCAACCGCAGCACGACGCTCCTCTACCAAAAACTCCGCCTCGACGCCTCCGCGAAATCCTCGCCCAAGCTCGTCGCAGTCCAAGCCTGGCTTGATGGCATGATCGCCTCTGGCATCGCCCCCGCAGCCAGCAACTGGCCCGCCGCACCTTACTCCTTTGAGGCAACGCTGACCGAAACACTCACCATCCTCAACTCCTAAAATCATGGCCAACGAACTCAACATCGCGCTCGCAAAATCGGGCCTCACCGTCACCGCTCAACGCTACCAATCCGGAGCCGCCGTAGGCTCCGCCATCTCCTGCCCAGAAACTGGCAGCACGGGATTCTACTCTGGCAACATGACCGGCACGGCTGGCACATACCAAGTCGCATTCATCTCCGCCTCCGCCAATGTCGGCAGCGGCAACATTGTGTGGGACGGAAGTGCCGAGGTCGCCAGCAGTGCGCCCACCGTTGTTCAAATCCGCGCGGAGATGGACAGCAACAGCACCAAACTCGCCAATCTCGACACAACGGTATCAAGCCGCCTCGCAAGCTCGGCCTACACAGCTCCGACGAGCGCCCCGACAGCCGCCGCTGTGGCCTCCGCCGTGCGAACGGAATTGACCGAAATCTCAAACCTCGATGCAACCGTTTCTTCCCGCCTCGCCAGCTCGGCATACAGCGCCGCGCCGACAACAGCACAGATCGCAACCGCCGTCGAAGGTAGCCTCCTCAACGAAGCAGACGGCCAAGCCGTCCTCAACGCCATCGTCGGCGCAATCGGCAACACGAACCTCTCCGAAGTCTCACTCGTCGCAGCCGTCCGTGCCGACCTCGAGCGCGTCGGTGGAAAAATCGACTCCATCCCGACCACAGCCGCACCGACAGCCGCCGCGAACGCGACCGCAGTGTGGGCCACCGCATCGAAGACAATCACCGGCGGCACCGTGGATACGCTGACCAACTCGCCATCCGTGCCTTCCGCCGCTTCGATAGCCTCGGCCACACGCACGGAGCTAACGACCGAGCTAGGCCGCCTAGATGCCGCCGTCAGCACACGCCTCGCCTCGGCAAGCTACACAGCCCCGAGCACAGCGCCAACGGCAGAGGCTAACGCCAGCGCAGTCCGCACGGAGTTGGCTACGGAGCTCGCCAGAGTGGATGCCGCCGTCAGCACCCGCCTCGCCTCCTCGGCCTACACAGCCCCTGCAAACTCGGACATCACGGCCATCAAAGCCAAAACGGATCTGCTCAACACGGACCGCCTCGCAAACGTGGCCACGACGGCCATCGTCGGCAACCTCATCGCCCAGGCGAACAGCTAATGGACAAGCAGCTCCTCGACATCACGAACTACGCCAGCGGTCAAAGCGACCGCTGGCTCTTCGTCTGCTTATTAGTCATCGGCCTCGGGGCCGTCTTCACCCTTTTTCGTTACTTCACAGGACGCCTCGACAACCTCCAAAACCGCATGGACAAACAGACCGAGGAGTTTGTGGAGCACTTGAAAACAGCAAACAGCGAAATGCTATCCGTCATCGCCAGCGCCAGATCCGTCATCGAACGAGTCGAGCGCAAACTTGACACCAGACCCCAATAGTATGGTCCTTTTATTTAAAATCCTCGACTCGCTGTCCCAGAACTCAACGTGGCGTGGGCTCATCCTGCTCGCCACAGCGGCTGGGGTTCACCTCTCGCCAGACCTCCAGAACCAAATTGTAACGACCGGGCTAGGGTTGGTAGGCTTAATCAACGTCGTCCGCAAAGGAAAATGAGACCCCGCCGGATCGCGCTCATGCTGGTCCTGCTGTCATTCGCCTTCCTCGGCATGGCATTCCTGACCTCCTGCGTCAACGTGCCGATCCCGCCCTTCGGTGAGCGCATCGGCGAGCTCGGCAACCTCCAGCTCGCCCTCTCCGCAAAATACATTCCAAACCCGCCACCAGAATCACGTGGCGAAAACGGCATGGCCTTTGCCTGGCAGAAATACGGTGAAGCCAAACTCCTCCGCGACAAATGAACCTCGACGAACGATCCGAGCGCAACCTCTCCACTCTGCACCCGGATCTGTACGCCCGCGCCGCCTCATTTATCCTCGCCGCCAAAAAGCTCGCCGCCCCGCTCAACCTCGACGTCAAATGCATTTGCGGCCTCCGCACATGGGCCGAGCAAGACGCCCTCTACGCCAAAGGCCGCACCACCAGTGGCCCTAAAATCACAAATGCCGCCGGTGGCGCCTCCATGCATAACTACTCATTGGCTCTCGATATCGCCGTCTTTTCCAAAGACGGCAAAACCTACTTTGGCGACCACGCATTCTACCGCGAACTCGGACCCCTCGGCGAATCGCTCGGATTCGAGTGGGGAGGCCGTTGGAAATTCAACGACGAGCCCCACTACCAACTCCGGCCGAAGTGGGCAACCGGCATGACCGAGCGCGACATGCTCGCCACCCTCAGAAACCGAGTCTCCAAAAAAATCGACGTTCTGGCGTAGAAAAAAGAGCCAAAAACGCAACGCCCGCGCAACGCTCTTGTAAGTTGCTAATATTCAGCACCCATTTTTCGATTCGTAATCGATAGGTCACGAGTTCGAGTCTCGTCGTCGGCTCTCCTCTCTACAGCCCCTCAAACCGCTTCAGTATTGGCTGAGCGGGTTTTCTCTGAATACCTTTCAAACTTGTTGAAAGTTGCCCTAAATGGCTTAAAATACCATAATGGACGCAACGGACGCAACACGACGCAACAGGCCGGTAATCACCATCCGCGAGGCCACGGTGCGAGGGCAACACCGGCACGTTGTTTTCTCGCGTATCGCCGGTAAGGAGAAACGCACGTTCTTTAATACCCGCCTCGAGGCACGACTTCACCGCGATGCGCTGGCCGAGAAATTAGAGACCGGAGGCACCGACGCCTTTAAGGAATCCTCGGGGCTTTCAGTTGAAAAGGCGTGGAAGGAATTTACCCTGGTGCGGATGCCGAAGCTCAAGGTGGGCAACCATACTCGGCTCCTCAATTGGTGGTGGGGGCATTTCGTTGAGAAATACGGCACGATGGGTATTAACGACATCAAGCCGGTTCACATCGAGGCGTTCCTGTCTCGCCCAAGTTGGTGTGGGACTACAGCGCAACAGGGGTTTGTTTATCTTCGCCTCGTATTTAACTGGCTTGTGCGCTATGAGCTCGCAGCGGTCAACCCTGTGCTGAAGATCGACTCGCCAAAGGCCGCGCCGGAGCACCACCTTTTGACCATGCCGCAGATTAAGCGCCTCCTCGCCCTTACGGAAAAAAACAACCGCCTGCGGGCGTGGCTCGTCCTTGGCTTGTTCGGGGGCATGCGGATCTCGGAGGTGGGGCGCTGCCTGCCGAAGCACATCGAGGCAGAGGAAATATTTGTGCCGATTCGGAAATCCACCGACCCCAAGCCTCGCCCGAGATTTGTCCCGATCCACCCGGCGCTACTTCGACACCTTCCGAAAAAATGGGACCGCCTAGAGGAAGGGTTCATCAAGCGGGACCGCACGGAGCTATGCAATGAGATGGGGTGGGCCGAGTGGCCGCAAAACTGCCTGAGACATACCTCGGCCTCCATGCACCGTGCCATGTGGCAGGACAGCAGCAAAACCGCGTATTTCCTCGGGCATTCATCCCCGCGCATGGTCGAAGAAAAATACGCCAGAGGAGTTCGTCAAAGCGAAGCAAAAGCGTTTTGGGCTTTGTAAAGTAATTAAAGGGAGCAAGTTCCCCCCCCCCCCCCATCAGCCTCATCTTTGTATCGGTAAGATTCTGAACACGAAGGGTCTTCGCCGGTAGTTAGGTCGATGATCTTTCCTAGCCAGCCTTGCGGGAGCTCCGGGAAGTCCGAGTTGATGATCCAGTAGCGGAACTCTCGGACAGTTTCAGGGCATTGGCACCAACACGAACTGAGGGGTTCGACTTTTCCTCTTCTGACTCTTTCATGGCACGGATGCAATCTGCGATAATAGGACTCACATCCAAGCGCGCGAGAGGGTTTTTTTCTTTAAAATCCTCCTGTTTTTTCTTTATCCACCGATGCAGATCGGGAGGGATACTGATGTTTAATTTTTTAAATTTCTCGCTTTCCATATCCTACCAGTAGCACCGATCTGACCATAAAGCAAATCGCGAGGCGAAAATATATTTTCGCCCGCAGAGATAGCAAACAAGCGGAAGTCAATAAAAAACTTCGCAGCAGGGAAACACCCCATTGCATTTTTTTATTGAAACACCAGTAGCACCGTTGCTATCGGTAGCACCATGCAAAGCGCATATGTCAAAACAAGCATCAGCATCCCGGTGGATCTCTTTGAGTATTTGAAGACCAAAGCGGATTCAAACGGGGGAACCCCAATAAGCCGGCTAGTTGCCAACGCCATCCGGCTCCAAGAAAAAGCAGACAACAAGCGGAGGGCCTCCAAATGATCGACTCAACCGCCATGGCCGCTCGCCTCGGAGTGGCAAAATACACCATCGAAGAATGGGCGAGGAAAAGCCGCATACCGGCTTTTAAAGTTGGAAGATGGTGGAGGTTCGACGAGGCCGAAGTAACGAAGGCTCTCAAGCTCGACGGAAACGACCTCAGCCGCGCAATCGGGAGGGCCAAATGATCGACCTCCACGACCCCTCCGCCGTCTGCCGATCCATCGGCTATTTTCTGGATTTTCTCGTTATCTTTGTGCCGCCGTTGGCGCTCGCATTTACAGCCTGGAGGATCGCACGATGAGCGTCACGATTACTTGGAATCCGGCAGCGACTCCACCGGACGCAGATCAGACCGTTCTCATGCACCACGGAGACGGCCAAGTCGAAACCGGATTCATTGACGAGACCGGATGGCGATTTTGCTGCGGAGCATCGGTGAATGTTCCCGTCATGCACTGGGCCGAGTTCCCACTCCCACCGGAGGACGGACTATGAGCACGCCGAACTGGACCGAGATCGAGGCCAACCGCGACCGCGCCGAAGCCCTCCCCGAATGCGATTGGACAACCGAGACACCAGAGACCGAAGCCGCCGTGAAAGCCAGCGGTTCCACATTCGGCATCCCGCTCCGCGAGACCAGCCGCCGCCTCGAGCGTCAGCGCAACGGGCTTTATCAACTCCTCAACCGGAGGGCGAACCAATGAGCGACACCACCGCAATCGTATCGGCCTGCCTGATCATGATGTCCCTCTACACCACGTTTCACCTCGGCATCGAGTGCGAACGCGAAAGAGCACGCAAGGCCCGCCGCCGCCGGTTCGAGGAAGAAGACAATTCCCCTAAATAATCCCCCACAAAACAAAAAGTGGCCCCGCCGGACTGCAATCCAACGGGGCCGTAGTTAAACCCTAGAAAAAAGGAAAAACCAAAAAAATGAGTAACGAAATAGCGGTGATCCCGCAAGTGAAACCCTCCGCGCTGGCCGTGATGGCCGGACGCATCAATGTGGAGCCTTCAAAACTCCATAGCACCCTCAAAAACACCGTCTTCAAAGGCGCGACCGATGATGAGCTCCTCGCCTTGGTGGTGACGGCGAACACCTACGAACTCAACCCGCTCCTAAAAGAGCTCTACGCCTTCCCAAAAAAGGGCGGTGGTATCGCTCCGATGGTCGGAGTGGATGGTTGGATCAAGATTGCTAACCGCCAACCGAACTTTGACGGAATGGACGTGGAGGTTTATGGAGACGGCAAGACGCCGACTCACGCGACCGGCACTATCTACCTCAAGGACCGCTCGCACCCTGTCCGCGTGACCGAGTATTTTGAGGAGTGCAAACGTGGCACTGAGCCGTGGAATCAAATGCCGCGCCGCATGCTTCGCAACAAGGCGATCATCCAATCCATCCGCCTCGCATTTGGCGTGAGCGGCATTCACGACGAGGACGAAGCCAGAGACATTGGCGGTCGCCAGGCGCAAGCGCCAACCTACGAAAAGCCTGTCTTTAAGCGCCTAATCGACCCCGAGGACAACATCCCCATGCTGCCAGATCCTCGCCTGCTGGACGCTGTGCCAGCATTCACGCCCGACACGCCCCAGAAGCAACTGCAAGCCGCCATTGCCGACGCTGGCGTGCTCGAGGGCGCATTCATCAAGCAACTCAAGGCCATCGCGCCGACGCTGATCGGTAAATCCAAGACCATCACCGAGCTTTCGGACGAAGCCGCTGAAAAGGCGCTTGCCGAGATCCACTTCATCATCGCCGAGGAGGTCGCCGAATGAGCGCCTTTATCGACTCACAGGAAGGCGTTTATTTTGACCTCGACGAGCAGACGTATCGTGCAGCCACGGGGATCAACATCTCGGCGCTCAAGAATATCAACCGCAGCCCGGCGCACTACCTAGCCAAGCTCACGGAGGTGAGGCCCGAGCCCACCCCTGCGTTGGTATTTGGCACGCTCCTCCACCGAGCCGCTCTCGAGCCTCACAAGCTCGGCGGTAGCTTCGCGGTGAAGCCCGAGGGAATGTCCTTCGTTAGCAAGGAAGGCAAAGCATGGCGGGACGCGCAGACGCTCCCGATTATCACCGAGGAGCAGAATATCGCCCTTGCCGGTGCCGCCGCATCCGTGGCCGCACACCCAGCCGCCGCAGCGATCCTAGCCGACGCCAAGCGCGAGGTGAGCGTTTTTAGGCGCATCACTCGCAGCAACCCCGAAGGCCTCCTCCTTAAAGGCCGGCTGGATATTGTGGCAACCGACTCCCACGGCTCGACCACGATAGCAGACATCAAGACGACCGAAGACGCCTCCCCCGAAGCGTTTTCCAAGACTATCGCTCAATACGGCTACGCACAGCAAGCCGCCCACTACCTCGACTTACTCGGAGCCACCCACTTCGTATTTATAGCGGTGGAAAAAACGGCACCCTACGCCGTGGGCGTCTATTGCCTCGACCCTGCCAGCGTGGCTATGGGCCGCGAGCGCAACCTCCGCAACCTCGATCTCCTCGAGTCCTGCCTATCCTCCGGTCACTGGCCGGCCTACTCCTCCGAAATCGAAACCATCAGCCTGCCCGCCTGGGCGTCAAAGTAATCATGATCAAAGCCAACATCAACGTCACAAAAATCGATAAGTCCCACCTCCACAAGGGAGAAAAGGGAATCTACCTCGGCCTTACCTTCATGGACAACCGAGACGGAACCGACCAATACGGCAACGATGGGTTTGTTGTCCAAGACATCCCACAAGCCGCCCGCGAATCCGGCGAACGTGGGGAAATCGTCGGTAACTGGAAGACGCTCAAGCCAAAAGCCCAAACGCCTGCACCCCAACCGAAGCCCAAACAACTCGACGAAGACGGCGACGAAATCCCGTTCTGATTTTCCTCGCTGAATAAGCAGGGGATCAAGGGGGGCCGCGCAATCCCAAAAAACGCGGATTTTTTAAAATAATGCAAAAACTACCATCAGTAGGAAAATCAAGCCGAACTCCATACAAGCATTGGCTTTACCGGTCCATGCTTGGGAAAATGATCGGAGCCGCAAGCACTGGGAAATCACCTTGCAACGGGACAATAAAGGTTCTGGATATGTGCGCCGGTGATGGCGTTGAAACTAACGGAGATGCGCTTAGTTCTTCTCCAGCCATAGCGTGCCACCATATCACATCCGTTTTCCACAACTCTCACAGGGTTCAAAGGAGCGCGTTTCTATATGAAAGGGAACTTCTTACTTTTGAAAAGCTGCACAATAGGTTTGGCGGCAAAGAGCAGATGACGCTCCGAAACCTTGACAGTAAGGGAGTGACCACGGCTCACATCGATGCTCGCCCAGGCGATGGCGTTTTTGTCTACGCAGACCCAAACAGCGTCAGCACCTTGCCAGTAACGGAAGAGCTAATCGAGTCCTTCACCGATACAACGCTTTTTCTGATGACGCTTGGGTGCAATGTAGGTGGCGTTAAGAGACTTGGAGTCAATGAACGAGTCGGATGGATGGATGTTGTCATGATGACGGTCAAGAACATGAAGCCATGGCATGACATACATATCCTTTCGCTTAACCGAGACGATTCGCAGTGGGCCTATCTTGCGGCATGGCCGCGCAAGTGGTCTGACGATTTTTTAGAGTCAAGCATAAGGAAAGGGAACCAGCTTTGGCTGAACGGAGTGAGTGCGTTTTCAGCAAGAAACCAAGAGCGCCAATTCAGATCAAAAATCGAAGAGCTATTTTATACACAAAAAGAACTTAGCGAAAGAAATCAGCAACTACTTTTATCATGAAAACCATACCGAAAATCGAAGACATCATTCAAGACTTCCCAGAGTTTGAGGGTGTCCACCCGCTGGCTGATGTCTTCCCAATGAAGCCGGACGATGAGTTTTGGGAGCTTGTGGAGCACATCCGGGAGAACGGCGTTGCCAGCGAATTGATGCGCGAGAAGGGAACGAATCTGCTTATCGATGGTCGCAACCGGCTGCTCGCCGTTTCAATCACGCAATCGCTTTTTGAGGTTGTGGATATAGAGCCGGAATATGTCTTGGCTCATGTCACGGCAAGCAACCTGCACGCGAAGAAGTTCAGCACTGACCAGAAGGCCATGATTGCCGCTAAGCTCCGGCCTTATTTTGCAGCACAAGCAAAGGAAAGACAGATGAGAAAGTCAGTGGATTTTGTTGTGGAAAAAATTCCACCACAAAAATCCCGCGACGAGGCAGGAAAGGCCGCTGGTGTTAATGGCCGATATGTCGATATGGCAACGCAGGTTGCAAGTGTAGATGCAAAACTGGGCGAGCAAGTCATGGCTGGGAAGGTCAAGCTCAAGGACGCTCATGCCAGTATCAAGCCCATATGGGACGCCGCGAAGGCTGAAGAGAAGGCAAACAAGCCAGCACCGGCGGTTGTCGAGATGGCGCAGATTGTGACCGTCGATGGCCGTGTCACCGAGATCAAAAAGCCACAGCACCCTTCATTCAACCGTACGAACGGCAGCGTCTCGTGGGCGAAGTGGACATGGAACCCTGTGACCGGATGCGAGCATGGATGCAAGTTCTGCTACGCCAGAGAAATCGCAAACTCCCAGCGCATGGCGGATGTCTATCCGTTTCAGTTTGCTCCTGCATTTCACGAATACCGGCTGGAGGCTCCAAAGCTCACGCCATGCAAACAATCAGACGATCCTACCGAGGGCCGCGTGTTTGTTTGTTCGATGGCAGACCTATTCGGCAAATGGGTTCCAGACAAGTGGATCACGGATGTTTTTAACGCATGCGCCGAAACACCATGCTGGGAATACCTTTTCCTAACGAAGTGGCCGAAAAGATATTCGATGCTGGCAACCTTACCGAAAGCATGGTTCGGCGCATCCATCATCAAGCAGGGCGATGTTGAGCGAGTCACGAGGGACATGACGGCCTTCGATGTCCATTCGGGAATCACTCGGTGGGTGAGCCTCGAACCAATGCTTGAGCCGATCACATTTGGCGACCTGTCTTGGTGCGACCTGATGGTGATCGGATCGCAGACCTCGACAACGCAGCCGGAAGGATATGTGCCGGCATTCGCTCCCAAGTTTGAATGGGTGGCTGATGTTGTTCAGCAATGCCGAGATCAGGGAGTGCCATACTACCTAAAACCAAACCTCGTCACTGAGCCAGGCATGCAGATGCCGCAGATGGAACCGAGGAGGCATCAATGAGCTATTCCAACTATGGGGAATATCTAAGGCACCCGATTTTCTTGGGTGCTGTGGAATCAGCAAAGCAGAGATCAGGCGGCCGGTGCGAAAAATGCGGATCGAAAACAAAGACCGAGCCGCACCACATCAGATACTGCAAATGGGGTGAGTTTGACTCACCAGAGAACCTTTTAATGCTTTGCCGTGAATGCCACACGAACGAGCACACATGCCAAAGGTGCGGAGAAGTCACGCTTAGGGCCTCACACATTAAACTGAACACAAGGGAGTGCTGCTAACCCCCATGCTACCTGACATCACCCTCCGCCTAGCCATTTGCGCGAACGATTGCCCGATAGGGCCGCGCCTCGAGCGTGGCGTGCCGTTGCCTCCCTACCGGCACACCTACGCCCTCGATGAGCAACCCCAGGCGGAGGCGGATCTCGAACTCGTCCGCGATTACGTCCAGCGGAACCATTTAAACAACAAAAAGAATAAATGATCTTATCACCCGATTTTCCAGACCATTACAAAACCAAGATATTGCTTAAACTGGCAGGCCACGCCGGCGTCTTTTCCCTCATCAAACTCTGGGCGCAATGCCAATTCAGGCGCACAGAACGGATTGAGAAGCCGCCCGAGATCGTGGCCGCAATAGCCGATTGGGAAGGGGACCCGATTGCATTTGAGCATGCACTTATCAAGGCCGGATTTGCTCACCGCGAAGGCAGCGACTTTGTCCTTCACCAATGGGCGGAACACAACAAGCGAATCCTCAACTCTTGGGACAACGGATCAAAGGGCGGACGCCCAAAAGAAGAAGCCCCGAAACCCAAAAAACTCAAACTTTAGACCCTATGAAAAACAACCCAACCATAACCCAACCGAAACCCACAGATAACCCAACCGAACCCATGGGTTACCAAACCGAACCCAACGTGGCCTAGATAGATAGATAGAATATCTATTCTATCGAATAGATAGCTGCGCTCTGGCTGACGCCAGCGCAGCTCAGACGGAAACCACCAAAAACATGAACCTCCGAAAAACCGATTTTTACTCTTCCACGACCCAGACGCAGACCGTTCCGCAAAACCTCTCAGCCGAGCAATCCGCAATCTCGATCATCATGCAGGCCGACGACGTCCTCGACATGGCAAAGTGGGACCAAGACCTATTCCTCCAATCTGCCCACCGCACGATCCTCAAAGCGATAAAGGAAACACGCGCCGCCGGGCGACAAGTCAACCTCTTCACCATCCAAGCCAAGCTGGAGGAATCCGGAAAGCTCGAGGAGATCGGCGGTGCCTCTGCCCTTTTCATCATCAAAGAGCATTACCCATGTGCGGACAGGGAAAGCGCCTTGGACTTCCGCAAGGATCTCATCAAGGCCCGACGCTACCGCCGAGCCATGCAGAAACTCCATGAGACCAAGGCCGACATCAGCCTCATGACGGCGGACCTATCCGACCTCGCCGCCACGCTCACCGATGACGATGACATTGACAACTCGCCACTTACCATAAAGAGCCAATGCGAAAACCTCATCACCTCACTCGAAAGCCTCACGCCGCCCGAGCGCATAAAATCAAACATCCAAGAGCTTGACTATCTGCTCAATGGCGGGTTTGAACTCGGCACCGTGGCCGTTGCCGCCAGCGAAACCTCTGGAGGAAAGAGCATTTTCCTACTGCAAGCCGCACTCAACGGAGCCATCGATCATCAGCCAGGCATTATCTTCAGCCTCGAAATGACGGCCAGCTCGGTCATCTCCCGCATGGCAGCGTGCAAGTCCGGCCACCGCGTCGTCAGCGCCTACGACCACCCCACAGCGGAACAAATGCAGGGAATGGCCATCGGCATCCGAACCATTGCCCGACTCCCGATCACGGTCCACGACCAGATCACGACCATCGACGACATCGAGGTCGCCTGTCACCAAGGAGCCAAGGCCGGCATGAAATGGATCGTGGTGGACTACATCCAACTCTGCACGGTCGGCAACTCATCGAAAGCCGAAACTCGCGAGCAACAAGTCAGCGAAGTCGTCCGCCGCCTCAAAATCCTCGCCCTCAAGCACAACATCGTCGTTTTTACCGCCAGCCAGATGAATGACGGTGGAGAGCTCCGCGAGTCCCGCGCCGTGGGACACCATGCCGATTACGTTCTCCACATCGACCATGCCGACAAGGCCGCGCCGGTCATCCGCGTCATAAAAAACCGCAATGGCGAGCGCCACGTCTTCGCCCCTGTGAAAATGCGCGGGGACATCTCACGATTTGAAGGGCGCACGAAATGACAAGCGCCCCGATCCCTCACCCCTGGCAGTCGCTCCAGATCGCCCACGGCCTTGACACCACGGAAGTCAACCCGCTCGAGCTTGGCCGGCCATTCCGTTTTACCGACGCGCAACGCGCCGCCATTCAACCCTACCTCGAAGCAGCCGGGCAGGGTGGCGCCGTCCTCATCATAGCCAGCCACTCACCGCATGACAACTGGCTGCACGCCGAGCCTGTCGCCCTCACACAAGCCCACCGCAAATCCATCACCGCATCACTCACCAGAATCAAAAACAAAACCTTATGAAACTCTACATCGGACTCGACCCCGGACAAAACGGCGGCATCGCCTTCATTCCAACCACCGGACCCGCCTGGGCACACAAAATGCCGGAGACCGACCGCGACATCCTAGACCTCCTGCGAGATAGCGTTTGCATGGCCGAACCCATCGCCGCCCTCGAGCTCGTCCACTCAAGCCCACAAATGGGCGTTAAGTCGGCATTTACCTTCGGCCACGGATACGGAGGCCTCGAAATGGCTCTTGTAGCCCTTGCGATTCCATTCCGCCACATCCGCCCTCAAGCGTGGCAAAAAGCCCTAGGGTGCCTCACCAAGGGCGACAAGAACGTCAGCAAGCGCCGAGCGCAGGAGTTATTCCCAAAGATCAAGGTGACGCACGCCATAGCCGACGCCCTCCTCATCGCCGAGTTCAACCGCCTCACCCACCAATGATCTACGAACCCGATATCCGTCCAGAACTGCCACCGGAAGTATTAAGATACAAGATACTTGAAGGGGTTCGCGATCTTCTATGCGCGATGATTGAATACGCATTCGAGGACATTCAAAACGAAAAGGAGTATGTCCAAAAGCAGGACGCAGAAAATGCCTCTCGAAACATAACCGAAGCCGCGCATTTCTTTAAATCCGGCGCTTTTAGAGGGATATGCCAGAACCTACCGATAGAGCTAAATCACAAAGCGATTGCGCGGGAAGCATTTAAGCCACGCAAAAACAATTTGACCAACAAGAAAAAGCCAGCAACCTCAAAGCCGTAAACTTTTCAACACCTATGTTTTCCGCCTCACCCCAAGCCGCCGCACGACTCGCCGAACAAAATGGCGGTGCATACTGGCCAGACATGGCCGATGAGCTCGACACGCCAGAGGAACAACTCGCCGACTCCCTGGGGATTCCACTCAAGGCCGCCGGCCTAGTCATGGCTCACGTCGATACCGAGGTCCGCAAGAGCCAAGCCCTCATCCTCGCCAGGGTAATTGGCCTACTCCTCAAAGCCTCGAACCTTCCGGCCATGGCGCACGCCATCGCATTCGCATCCGGCCTAGACCAACTCAACGGTGCAAAATCCCAAGCCGAGGTGGCTCGAGAGCTTGGCGTAACGAGAGCGCTTCTCAGCCACTACACGCTAGGCGTCCGTGATGTCCTCAGCGGAAAGGACAGCGCATTCGAATGCACCAAGTTCCGCAAGAGCCAAGCCAGCCGCGCAACATTCAAGGCCAAGGCGACATCAGCATTTCTCGAAGCAAAAAAAGCAGCACAGCAAAGATACAAAGCAGCCACTAAAATAACAAAACCATGAAACTCATAGACCTATCATTCGTCACCTTAACGACGCTCACCATACCACCCGAAACAAACCAAGATGGTTGGAAGCATCTTCATCACCAGCTTCTTTACGCAAAAAAATCAGCCTCCAAATGGCTGCAACAATCCCGCGATTTTGCAGAAAATAAATGGGGTAGCGAATGGGCAGGAGAACAAGAATTTCAAATTGAAATGGACCTCGGCCTCGCCCTACCCGAAGCCAAGCCCGCCCTCAACCCGGCGGACAAGACCAAAGCCATCGTGACCATAGAGGGTTTGTCTCAGTCATTCATATTGTGGCAGCGCAAGATGAGCGACGAAATCCAAGGATGGGACAAGGACCGGCTCAACCGCGCCCTCGAACTTCTCGAGCCAATGGAGCGCGAGGCCAAACGCGTCCGCGAACTCCTCGCCAAGGTATGAGTGAGACGGACAACATAGCCCGCGGCAACCATGTCGTGCCGACCGAGTGGGCTCAGCAGTTGGAACGTGAGCGCGACGAGGCAAGGGAGGCGTTGATGAGGATTGAGGATTTATTTATCGATGGCACAGATATTTACGCAGACCGCGAAAAGATGGGGATGATTGCCAGAAACGCATTGGAGGAAACGAAATGAGTGGCATCTCTCCCGCACACCAATGGGACCAGACGACGACCACCTAGCGCAGGCTCGCAGGATCACCGAAACGCTTGCGCGGTGGAAAGCCCTAGCCAGTGCATAGGGGGGGGCATAAGGAATCTTTTTAAGTCTGTGGGTTCTAGCAGTTTGGCCAGACGCTCGTTGTTTTTCTGAGTGTTGCATAGCTTTGACACGTTGCATAGGGCGTGGGCGTCACGGAACTAAGCAACATTTTAGGAATCGACAAGTCGGTGGTGTCGCGCCTCGTCAAGAAAGGGATGCCGACCAACTCGGTGGACGCCGCCCAGGCGTGGAGGGAGACCAACGCCCCGCCCCGCGCCAAGCGTGGCCAGCGAGGCGAGACCCCGCCGGCGCCGAAGAGAGTGCCGGCACCCGCACCGGAGGCGATGCCTTATGAGTCACCCCTAAAATCGGAAGCCACGCCAAAGGTGAAAGCCAAGCAAGTCGCCATTGAGTCCGCAAACACGCCAGAGCTATCGTTGCAAAGAGCGATCCAAGCAGAGGATGCCGCACACCAGAAGCGCAAGGAGATCGAGATCAACAATGGCAGCATCGAAGATTACCGAAAAGCAAACGCCGTTTATATCGCATCAAGAAACAACAGAGTTAAAGCGCAAAAAGACTTTGCAGACTGGCAACAATCGGAGCGCATCACGATCTACTCGGACAATGCTATCGAAATGTTTCAGCGTACACTCGGTGCTGGCCGGCAGTTGATAGACGTAATGCCAAAGACACTTGCCGTCCGCCTCGTCAACCAACCGCAAAAGGAGATCGAGCGAACACTTTTAGAATGGTGCTCAAGACTAATTGAAACCATGAGGGCGAACGTATGGCCAAAGCGGATCGAGGCGTAGCTACCGCCGTTGAAAACATCCTTGCCCCTCTCGACATTCGGACGGTGAACGAATGGTGCGAGGATGAGGTTGTTCTATCGGAGCGGCAAACTCAAATGCCTGGCAACTTCTCCACGCGCATGACGCCCTACCTCCGCGAGCCGCTCGAGTGCTTCGGCGATGTGGACGTCTCCGACCTTGTGCTCGTCTTCGGAACGCAGACCGGAAAGACCACGATGGTGCAGGCCGGCACGGCATGGCGGATCGTGAACAAGCCGCAGCCGGTTGTTTGGGTCATGCCCACCGAAGGCCTCGCCCGATCATTCTCCGAGACACGCTGGCTTCCGCTCTTTGAGGACAGCGCCACGCTCGCCGCTCAGAAGCCCGCGGACCGGCACCGCTTTAAAAACCTCGAGCAGCATTTTTCGCGGTGCTCTGCCGTGTTCATAGGGTCAAACTCCCCCGCTAACCTTAGTAGCCGCCCTGCTGGATTGCTCCTAATGGATGAGGTCGATAAATTTGCGAAAGAGACCGACCAAGAAACCTCCGCCCTTTTCCTCGCCGAGAACCGCACCAAGTCCTTTGTCGGTGCGCTCCGCGTCAAGACCTCCACCCCTACCACGCCCGACGGCGCGATCTGGCAGGAATATCTCAAAGGCACACAGGAAAAATACATGCTCGCCTGCCCGCATTGCCACGAGCGCATCGAGCTCATCTGGGAGCAAGTGAAGTGGGACTCCACCGCCAAGGAAGACGGCAAATGGAACATGGCCCGCGTCGAAGAGTCCGCGCATTACCTCTGCCAACGGTGCAACGCAAAAATCAACGACGGCCAGAAAATGGAAATGCTCGCCGAGGGCAAATGGCAATCCACCAACCCAGCCGCCCAGCGTGGATTCCGCAGCTTTCACCTCAACAGCCTCTACGCCCCGTGGCGATCCTGCACCTTCGGCGCCCTCGCCATCAAATTCTTGCGCGACAAGGGAACCATCAACGGCCTCCAAGATTTCACCAACTCCACGATGGCCATGCCGTGGGAGCAGATCGAGACCAGCATCGGCGAGACCAACATCCTCGCCCTTCGCGGAGACTACCTTCGCGGAACATGCCCCATTGAGCCCGCGCATGTCGTCACTTGCGCAGACATTGGCCAGGACAAACAACACTGGGTCACGGTCGCCTTCGATGCCGTCGGCGCATCCTTCGTCCTCGACTACGGAACCACCCTTGCCATCGAGGATCTCCTCGAAGACTCACCGCGCCGCAGCTACCGCACGCCATCCGGTGCCGAGGTCTCTCCCGAGTGCGGGCTGATGGATTCCGGCTTCGCCACCTTCCGAGTCTACACCGCCTGCCAAGCGTCCGGCGGATTCTGGCACGCAGGCAAGGGTTCCGGTGCCACATTCGGCAGCAAGATTTCCCGCACCGTCCTGCCCGACTTCCCCGGCGTCGTCTTGTACACCTACGTCGACCACAGCATCAAGACCGAGCTATTCAGCGACCGCATCCGCAACGCTCACCCGCCGCTCAAGTTGCCGGCGGATTCCACCAACGAACTCTTCCGAGGCCTCGGAGGCCAGCGCCTCGTCCCGCGCAAGACCGCGAGCGGAACCGAGCTGGTATGGAAATCCGTCGCACAGGATCACTACATGGACGCACTCAAACTCTGCCACATAGCCTGGCATGTTCTTAAAAACTGATTTTTGACTCCCTCGCAAAGCCAACAACACCCGCCACGCCTCTCCACGAAGCGCACCACTGCGGGTTTTTCTTTTTGACATCCCACCGAGGACGTGACCGACAAAGACATTGCACGCGCTGGATACAAGGCGCTTTTAAAAGCCCAGGCTAAAACCAAAGCCGAGTTACTTGCAATGGCCTCCGCCCTCGAGAGCGGGATTGACGAGACCATCATTACCCAGCTTTCCACAGATGGCACCGGCACCTCGGCACAAATGAGCTCACTGAGCAAGACCGACCGCCTCGCCGTCATCATGGAAATTTATTCCGAAGGCAACGGAGCGCGATCACTCGGGACCATTGCCAGCTTTTCAAGTTTCAGTTCGATGATTTGACATCCGCACGGAGGGCATGGCCTCCAAGCAGGAAATCAAAAAATCAAGATGGGGCGGCAAACGCGAAGGCTCCGGACGCAAACCCTCACCCAAAGCGTCAGCATTCGAGGCCGCGGATATCTCCCATCAACGCGGGCTCATCCTCATCGATACGGTTGACCCCAAGCGCGAACTCACCCCACGCACCCGCGAGCAACTCATCCGCAAGGCCCGCTGGCTTTACAATAATGTGCCCGAGGTCACCTACATCGTGGAGCATATCGCTCAACGCGCTATCGGCACCGGCATCGTTGCCAAGGCCCGCACCGCGGACACAGAGTGGAACCGCCTCGCCGAACGTCATTTTGAAGACCGCGCCTGCGGAGAATCATGGGCCTTCGACGCGTCCGATTCCGTCAACTTCTACTCCTCCCAATCGCTCATCATTCGTCAGGTCGCCCTCGATGGTGACTTTTTCGCGCAAAAGCTAACGACCGCAACCGGAGGCGCACGCTTCCGATTCATCGGTGGCGAGCAAGTCGGCAGCACCGCAAGCTCAAGCGACCGCGCCTATGATGGCCTGCTTCTCGATCAATTCGGAGCGCCCACCTCCTACCGCGTCATCACCGACCGAGCCAATGGGAAATTCGTGGACGTGCCCGTGGCCGACATGATGCACATGCGCCACGTCCGCCGCGTCGGCCAGCCCCGTGGCGTCTCATGGTTCCACAGCGCGATCATCCCCGCCCAAGATAAATCCGAAACTCGCGGATACGTTAAAGGCGCTTACAAGGCCGGATCTCAAATCGGCTTCACCATCACCAGCAACGAAGCGGTCAAGATCGGCCTCGGGGCAACGAAGATTACGAACCAAGACGGAGACGAGATCACCACCGACTCACTTTACAACGGCACCCTCATTCCTCGGCTCAAGCCCGGCGAGACCATCCAATCTTTTAAAAACGAAGCGCCCGGTGCGGCATTCGAGCCACTCATGCGAAGCTACTCCGAAGACATCGCCCGAGCGGTGGGAGTCCCGCCCGAGGCCATCATGCTCTTGACCGGATTGGCCGGCACAGAAATGCGCGGATTCATCGAGGTCGCACAGAATTTCCTCGAGCGCATCCAGCAAATGGTCATCGATCAGTTCTGTTTTCCCGCTTGGAAGTTCTGGATTTGGCAAGAGATCCAAGCCGGGCGCCTCCCTTACCCTGGTGATGATTGGTGGAGAGTCGAATGGGTCACCCCTCGCAAGATCACGGTGGACAATGGCCGCGACGGTCGCCTCTACGCTGACCTCCTCGACCGTGGCCTCATGTCATGGGAACGCTATTGCAACATCCTCGGCCTCGATGCCGAAGCGGAAGAGGACGACATCATCCAGACATTCCAACGCCGTCAGCAGAAATGCGCCGCCCTCGGCCTCGATCTCAACGCCGTATTCCCAAGCAACCTCCGCAACCAAGCAACCTTTGCAGCCACCCAATCAACACAATGACAACCAACCCCACATTTTATGCTCTGGAAAAATCCGGCGACAACGAAACCACGGTCACCCTTTACGACGAAATCGGTGCTTTTGGCGCAGGCTCAAAGCAATTCCTCGGAGACATCGGCAAGCTCGCCGGTCAGCACATCCACCTCCGTATCAATTCGCCCGGGGGTTCCGTGGTTGAAGGCACCGCGATTTACAACGCTCTCCGCCGACACAAGGGAGGGGTGACCGTTCACATCGACGCGCTCGCCGCCTCGATGGCCTCCGTCATCGCCATGGCCGGCGCTCCCGTTCTCATTGCCGACAACGCACTCATGATGATCCATAATCCTTGGACCGTCAGCATGGGTGGCAGCGAAGACCTCCGCAAAGAAGCCGACCTCCTCGACATGCTCAAGGTTAACCTTCGCAACGCCTACGTCCGCAAGACAGGCCTCGGAGAAACCGAGATCCAAGACATGATGGACAAAGAAACATGGCTCGACGCAGTGGATGCCGTCGCCCTCGGATTTGCCGACGCCATCGAAGAGGGAGTCGCAGCAGCCGCAACAGCCACCCCCGAAAATCTCCGTGCCAGATTTGACAACTTCGCAAAGGGCATGAGCCAAAAAGCAGAGATCGAAGTTCCTGAAGCTGGAACCGTAGTCAGCGAGTCCATCGCCGCCGAGCCCATCCTCGAGGTCGAATCCTCCGAACCAACTCCAGCCGTAGAGGCAGAGCAACCGGTCGCCGAGGAGATCATCGTGGACGAACCACAAGCCAAGGCAAACATCGCCGATTCGATCCTTGCGAAATACAACGAACTCTCCGCGAAGCTCGACAGCGCACTAGCCGAATCATCCGCTTACAAAGCGAAGTTCGACACCGTCAGCCAAGACCTTGCCCGCCTCGAGCGCAGCCTCGGCCTATCCGCCGCCCGCGTCGTTCCCATCATTTCCAATGCCGCACCGGAAGCCCTCGACCCCGTCGCCGAGTATCTCGCCGCCGTAGAGTCCGGCGACCGCAAAGCCGCATCCGCCCTTTTTGAGAAACACAAATCTCTCATCTGGCAAGCCCGCCAAAAGATTTCCAAGGCATAAGCCGAGGAGAACCCAACCAACAACCCAAACACAACCACATCACCCATTATGGCAAATTCATTCGATAGCGCTCTGGTTGCGGACTCCATCGCCGCACAGACAAAGACAATCCTCAGCAAGCGCCTCACGGCGTTGAACCTGTTTGCGTCCGACTTCTCGTCCGACGTGAAGAAACCCAAGGACACCGTCCACGTTCCTATCGCCAGCGCGACAGCGAGCACAGAGGTCAACCCATCTGTCTTCAACAGCATCGGCGGCACGACCATCGGCAAAGCTTCGGTTGTTCTCGATCACATCTACCAGCCTTTCGGTTTGGCATACAGCGACCTCCAAAGCGCCCACCGCTTGGACCGCCTCATCCAAATCAACTTGGACGCGATGGCAGACAAAATCTGGGCGCTCGTTACCGCTCCGATCACCGTTGCCAATTTCGGCGCAGCAACTGTCACCACAGCGGCAGGCAGCATCAACGCATCGAGCGGCGATCTTCCTGACCTCTGGGCAGCAGTATCGAAGAGCGCACGCAAAGGCCTCGTAGTGAATCCCGTGATCTACTCGAACCTCATCCCAACGAACACAACGAACATCAGCTTAAGCGAAGGCGCTTACGGCTTCGAGAATGGTGTGCATTACGCATCCTCATTCGGCGGCCAAGCCAACCTGGCTGGATTCGCTTGCGCTCCCGAAGCGCTCGTCATGGCCTCCGCCGTGCCAGCACTTGCAGACAACGATTACATGGTCTCCGACAGCGTGACCCTCGATCAGATCGGCCTCACCATCGCTTACAATGTGTATTCGGACAAGAGCACCCGCTCGATCATCGCTTCCTTGGAAGTGATGTTCGGTGCTGCAAAAGGCATCACAGGCGGAACGATGGCCCTCATCGTGCCAGCAGCGTAGTCTTCCTCGCGCCTCACAGCGCCCACCCGCAAAGCCCGGCAGGAGCCTTTCCCTGCCGGGCTTTTCTTTTTGACACCTCGCCACGGGTATGTCGCCCGACGCGATCCGCACCTTCACTCTCACCGCCGCCGCGCTTCGGAACTCCGCCCTTGGCCACACGGCCACCTTCCGCAGCCAACCCCTCCGCGTCGTGCTCTCGCCCATCGCCATCGGCCTCGATCTCGAGACCGGCGGACTTCGCCAGGGCGGAGAATTTTCTTGTCGCTTTTTGGCAACGTCCCTGAGCACCCCGCCACGCCGTGGCGAGCAGATCCTCATCGCCGGGAAATCCTACACGATCCAGACCCTCAAGGAGGTCGTCACCACCCCAGGCGAATACGTCGCCATGATTTCACCCGGCTCCTCCTTATGAACGCAGCCCTTGAACTCGCCATTCGCGATTGGCTCCTCGCCGATCCCGACCTCGCCGACATCGTGATTCTCACCGGACAGAGCGCCGAGACGATCCCCGGCGACCAGACCGTGGTTTTCGTTTCTTGCGAAAACACCGACACACTCGCCCTCAAGCACTACAAGGTCCGCGCCCAGCTCATCGTCTCGACCCCCGCCGTCATCGAGGACTCGCTCGCCGCGCACCAAGGCATATCCGGTGCAGTCAAAGCCTCCCTACTCAGCATCGCGGGCCTCGTCGCCTACCTCCCCTCGGGCCTCATTCTGGCCGGCGCTGACCTCAATTCCTTCAGCGATTCCATCGGCAGCGAACGATTCACCACCACAGCGGATCTGAGCCTCGCCGTGATCGAAATTTGACACGCCGAAATTGGTGAACCTCAACCCACCAATTCAAAAAAATGGCCGCAAATCTTTTCACCACCACAGCCCTCGGATCTGCCACTTACGGCACGCCAGCGATCTCAGGCCTAATCGTCACATCCTTCACCGTTAACGAATCCGCCTCGGTCACCGAGGTCAAAGATGACCAAGGCTCAGTGGTCGCCATCGCCGTAGCGGAGCCGATCAAGGAAATCAGCATCGAAGGAATGCGAACAGGTTCATTCACCGCAACGGTCGGCGCGACCCTCGCCGTGGTCATGCCTGCCTCAGTGACTCTCGGTGCCACGACTATCGTCACCGGATTGGAATCCAAATTCGCCTCCGAGCAATTCGAGACCGTCTCGCTCACCGCGAAATCCTACGTGGCAACAATGTCCTAAAGCCCACCCACAGCGCCGAGGTGCAGCTCGCACCTCGGTGATGCCTTTTTACGAAAAATGAAATCTGTATTTTCCACTCGCGACATCAAGCTCGCCTCGATTCTTTGCACGCTCGGCTTCGAGTTTGAATCTCCCACTTCCCCCGCCTCCCGCATTCGGCGCGAATCCGGCGAAGAGTCCACCGTCTTCCACTTCCTCTCTACCTCCCCGACAGGGCAGATCGCCGATGAGGTCATGCGCTCCTTCTCGGAAGGCGCCGACTTTGTTGCCGCCGCCCCCGAGTCGCCACTGGCCTACATGCTCGCCGTCCTCCGCAACCGCGACTCGCTCGTTGCCGTCATTAAATCCACCCCGCGCCAGATCGTTTTCGAGCGCAACGGAAAAATCATATCCATCTCCGAAGACGCCACCGAGGCCGACAAAAAGCGCTTTGCAAAATTCATCTAAAACCAAACGAAAACCATGAAAAAAAACACCGATACCATAGACGACCTCGAAACTGACGACGAAGCCCTCCGCGAAGCAGGCATGCGCGAAGGCACCCGCAAAGCCTCAAAGTGGAAGATGCGCCCCTGCGTGCCTGGCACGATCTCCATCATCCGCTCGAACATGCTCGAGAAGCGCGACGAGTTCTGGTTCGTAGCTGCCTTCGCCTTCGTTCACATCGCCCCACTCGAGGACGTGCTTGCCGTGGACGCCGACGCCATCGCCTTCAACCTCGCCGTCCGCCACTGGCAGCTCGACAACCTTGACAGCATCGCCGCCCAGGACGAGCTCTCCGCCATTGTCGGAGCCGCATGGAATCGCGTGAACGCCGCCGAGACCAAAGCCCAACACCAATCCCCCGGGAGCACCTCCTCGGGAAAGTAGCGTCCCCCAACTGGCTTTCCTCATATGTCTACCGTCTTGCCAGCGTCACCGGTTGGGGGTTCCACCAGATCATGTGGGAGATCCCGTATGCTGCCGGGTTGCAAATACTGGACGCCGATTCATTCGCTCGCGGCATTCCTCGCCTTTATCTGCGCGAGAATCCACAGGCGCATTTTGACTCCCTCGCCGAAATAGAAAGCGTCTTCTCGAAACTCTAAAAAATGGCAAAGCCCGTCATCCAAGTCGATAACCAGAAATTTCTTCGGAAAATGAAGAAATACCAGGAGATCACGGGCAAAGAGATCGGGCAGCTCGTCAATAATGCCGCTCGGCTCTGTGCCATCGAGTGCTTGAAAGCCACCGCGCCAAAAGACAAGCAAGCAGGAGAGAAGCAAGTCGCTGGCGACCTTCGCAATCTCTTCACCATTGTGAATCCCACCTGGTGGAAAGAGATCACCAAAGGCACCGCCTTCGCCTCCGGCGGCGCAGCCATACACAATCGCTCCGGCATCGTCTGGGCCACCGATACACAGACTCAGGTCTCCGATATCTCCGCCGCCAAGGATTGGCACAAGTCGCACAAGAACGCCGCAGGCCGCACCACCCGCATCGGCCTCCTCAATCGCGCTCTCGTCAAGCAAGCCACATACCGCAAATACCTCAAAGAGACTTTGAAAAAAGTCGGCATCGCCAAGGCCGGATGGGCCATTGTCGCCGAGGCGTGCAACGCCGACGTGCGCGAGCCCCTCAAGGGCATCCCCGCGTGGGTCAAGCGCAACATGCCCAAGGCCTCCGGCAGGGTCTCCGCTCTCACTCAAAAGGAAGGTTTTGGATTTTCCATCTCCATAACGAACTCCGTCGGCTACGCCCGCGCCACCCTCGATGCCGGTGGCGAATCCTTCGCCGTCAACCTCGCTAAAAAGAAAATGATTTCTATGATGAACCACGCCATCCGCTTTGAAAAAGCCAAGCAAGCCGAGCTCCAGCAATGAGTGACATCACAGTCACACTCGGAGCCAAGGACGAAGGCCTCAGCAGCTCCCTCTCGGGTCTCCGCAACCAAGCCGACGAGACATCCAAAGGATTTGGTATGTCCTTCGGCAAGATCGCCGGAGCCGCCGCCGTCGCCGGAGCCGCAGTCAAGGTCGGCATGCTGGCCATCGAGGCCGCGACCGCAGGCGCTCGCGCCGTGGTAGATGGATTCGGCGACGCCATCGATCTCGGCGGCAAGCTCAACGACCTTTCCTC